CCAAGCGTGGCCTTGACATCAAGTGCTTTGAGGACCTGCCCCCTGATGTTCAAGAGAGCATCCGAACAGTGAGCGAGAGCAACGAGGAGTTCAAGAGAAGGACAGGCATAGCCATCAGATACCAGCACCTATTCCCAGACAGTTTGGAAGTAGCAGTGGGTTCTATGAATGAGACAAGCGACCTGAATTTGACGAAGGCTTTAACTAATCAGCCTCTAATGATGAGCAAGCCATGACAACAGAATCAAGAATAGTCCAGGTCCCGAACAAACTGTTTACCGACAGGTTGTGTCAGCACCAGTTGGAGTTCCTGGAGGCTTTCGATAGTGGCCAAGGCCGATTCTCAATCCTCGAATGGCACAGGGGCAGTTACAAGACCACTACGATCATCAATCTATTGATTCGGGAGTGTATCGAGTATCCCCGCCACAAATACGTCTATGTTGGCCCTACCCAGGTACAGGCCAGGGAGATTGTTTGGGACGACCCCAATATGCTCCCGGATGCCTTACCCGATAAAAAGGACATATTCTGGAAGCGCAACGAGCAGAAGATGACTATCACCTTCGGGAACGGCTCGTTATTGAAGATAGGCGGGGCCGACCAGCCGGACAGTTGGAGGGGGATAGACGCTGATGGCGGGGCTTGTGACGAATGGGCGTTGATGAAGCACAGCACCTGGACTGAGATTTTAGAGCCGATTATCGCCCGTAAACCGAAGGCCGGGTGCAGGAAGCGGTTTTGGATATTCATTTACACACCCAAGGGGCCTAACCACGCAACTATGATGTTCAATATAGCTGCTTGTGTCGAGGACGAGGCCAGGTTGCCGGTCAAGGGGAAGGCGGACAGGTTCCAGCCGGAATGGTTTGCCAGCAGGCTGACGAATGAGGAGTCCGGGATTATAGCACAAGAGGAGATAGACCGATTACTAAGACAGGTCGAGATGGGCTTGTTGCCGTTATCGTTTTACGAGCAGGAATATCAGTGTAGAAGGGTTACGGACGAGGAGCGGACTCTGATTACGTCCAAGATGCTGGCAGGACTGGATGAGATAGAATGGGACATTTATCGGGACAGGGCCAGGGAGATACGCAGGATAGTGGCGATAGACCCTGCCTTTGGCGGTGATTTATGCTCCATCAAGGCCTTTGAGAATGGCCGGGAGCTTACCCAGCGGGGCTTGCACTTAAAACTGACCAGTGAGGTTGCTCACGTTGCCAAGGTAATAGCCGAGGAGATAGGTACCAAGAACTTCATTGTCGATTGTATCGGCAGCGGCAAGGGTGTGGCTGACGACTTGGCTAATGACGTTGCCGGTTATTTTGTGCAGTATTTCAATTCATCCGAGAAGGCCACTGGTAAGTCTGCGAAGTACAATGTTTTTGCCGATGTCAATCTGTATTACAACAAGAAGGCTGAGGCCGTGGCTTATGCCGCTTCTTTGGTTCGCAGGTGCGAGGTCGAATCTATTGTCGATGCCGAGACCAAGCGGCAGTTGGTGGCTTTGTCCAAGTACAAGGTTGCCCGGAACGGCAGGATGGTTATGGTTCTCAACAATGATGTCAAGAAAGTTCTGGGCTGCTCGCCTGACAAAGGATTGTGCTGGGTTTACGGTATCTGGGGATTACAATACGTTGACCCCATAAGGAATGACGACTTGGATAGATATGACGAGGCCATGCGGGATTATAGGGACAGGAAGCGTAAGGCACGCAGGCCCAAGAGTCCAATGAGGATGTGCTAATGAGTATAGCTTCAAGTATTTTCGCTGAAAATGCAAATGAGGTTAAAACTGAGTGGGTAAGAAAACTTAGAGAGGCAAAAAATATGGAGGAGATTAAGGTTGTTATAGACGAAATAGACGAGGATAATTTTACTGAATGAGGATGTGCTAATGGTTAATTGGTATTGGTTAATAGTAGCTGTAATACTCGGATACGATATAGGCGTATGGTATTGTTTACGAAAATGGGACAGGACGAGAAAACAAAAACCTGAAGCCAAGAAAAAGTTTAAACCCTTAACTAATATCGGAGTAGGGGAGTATGATGATAACTTTTTTCGTGTTAACGAAGAAAGGATGTGCTAATTGAGAATATACAGATTCTTTGAAAATCTTGTTATAATCGTTGTTTTATGTTTGCCTTATTACATTATACAGGATATCAGGAAGGTATCTGAGAGGCCGTAGGATGGAAGTATGAGTAAAGAAGAGCCAAAGACTTATTCGCAAGAGGAATTACGAAAGATGTATGGCTTGCCGAAAAGAAGTTGGCGTAATTATTTTGGGCATCCAGAACCAGAGTTGCCACAACCCAAAAGCCCCAAGCCACAGGAGAATAAATAATGCCGGGCGAACACTGCAAAAGAAATTTACCTGATAAGCCAGGCGGAAAGGTTAAAGGTCGGGGCAAGGTATTGAGGATTCGCACGATAAACCCTAAACCTGGTAAGTATATCCACGTCAGGATAATGTCCAAGAAGGGGCCGAGAGGTGGCAGGACTCTTGCGAGTGGTGTGCAAACGAAAAAGACTCACGCAGAGCATTTAGCTCAAAGAATGACAAGTTAGGAGAAACTATGAACCAAGAGGAATACATTAAAGAATTGAAGGAATTGTACGAGCGAGCCAAAAAAGAAGGACATCTTCAACTTGCCCTTGAAGTATTAGAACGGATTAAGCGGGGAAGACAATGAAACTAACCCCAACACTTGACAGAGTGGCAATAATCCGTGAGGAGAAGAAAAAGACAAGCAAGGGCGGGATAATCCTGCCTGACCAGGCCAAGGAAGAGTCCAATTACGGTGAGGTGATTGCCGTGGGGCCGGGCGCTTTCAATGTGGACGGTTCAAGGCGTGAAATGTCGGTCAAAAAGGGCGATGTGGTATTTTTCACCGATTACCACGTTACGGTCACAGGATGTAAGACTGTAATAGTCGATGACGAGGACATTCTGGCGATAGTAAAATGATTAAGAGATTGATTTGCTGGTTAAAGGGACATTGTTGGTGTTTTTGGGCTTTTGCCGAACCCAATGGCGATAACATTCAATATGAGAGATGCTCAAGATGTGGCATACTCAAAGGTGATTTATCTTCTGCTGCAAGGCGTTTAGGTTGGATTAGTAGTATTGACTTAAAAAACTGGCTTGAGGGTTAATATGGATGATATTGAAAAGTTTGCGAAAATGAATGTCAGATTGCTTGAAATCAAACCTATGGATGTTCTTGTGGTAGATTTCTCGAAATGTCCCCAAGCAGCGACAGATGATGCTTGTGATATATTTCTCAAGGCATTTCCTATCCATAAGGTAATATTTATAAGTAACGATGTGGAAATTGGAGTCATAAGAAAAAAGTAATGCCAAAGAAAGCTAAACTATCTCACGACAAGAAAGAGGAGCTCAGGGTCAAGATGCTCAAGTTCCGTCAAGAGGCCGAGGAGGGCAATAAGCAAGCTTTTATCCGTATGACCCAGAACGAGCGGTTTAAGATAGGCAAGCAGTGGGATGTTGATGATACCACTTTCAACGAGGCACACGGCAAGTTTTCGCTGACAATTAACGAAGTTTTGCCCATTATTCTTGATATTGCCGGTACTGAGCAGGAGAACCCCTTGGATTACAAGGTGCGCAACGTCAAGGGTGGAACTCGGGTCATTGCTGAGATACTTACTTCACTGGCCAAGAATGTGATGGACAAGTCTATGGGGCGTGAGGAGGCTTCGAGAGGCTTTGAGTCCGGGGTATCTATCGGTCGGGGATTTCTTTATATTGACATTGACTACAACAATGACCCCTTGAACGGCGATTTGATTATCAAGGAGCTCGACCCGTTCATGGTATTGCCAGACCCCACCGGCAAGGAATATGACTACAACGCCGAGCAGGGCGGGGCAAAGTATATCTGGGTGGACGAATGGGAAGACAAGGAAAAAATGGAGGCAAAGTATCCGGGCGAAGACCTTAAAAGTGCGCATTACGACCCGGTAGCACAGGGACTCTGGGGCCGCTTTACGGGAATAATGGGTTTCATGTTCGGCGGCGGTCCCAACCTGCATTTGAAAGACGATTACCGCCATCACGATGACCAAAATACCACGGAAGAGGAATTGCAGGGCAACGTCACCAAGCAGACAAACAATTATCGTAAATCCGTATGCTGGTGGAAGGAGTGGAAAAAGGGCGCATACGTCCAGAGGCTTGACGACCCTCTGAATTACTTAGTCTTGACCGACCCCAAGGATATTTCATACGCCAAGCGAATTGCCGAGACTAATGAGAACATAAGGGTAATAGAAAAAGACCGTTACGAGAACCAGTTGACGGTTCCCATACTCAATAAGACCGTGATGTTAGGCGATAAATTACTGGAACATATCCCCGACCCGTTTGACGGTATGAACCTATACCTGATAGTGAGGTTTGCCCCGTATTTCGACCACGGCTACGAATACCCCCCGGTCGAGAACCTGATAGGGCCGCAGAAGCTCATCAATTACACTTTTTCGCAAGTAGTGAACATACTCAAGGGACTGGCAAATACAGGGTGGAAAATAGCAAAAGGAACTCAAAAAGCAAAGGAGTGGCTTGAAGACCACAGTGGCGAGGATAATATAATAATTGATGAGAGTAAATATGGTGGTAAAGCAGAAAAGATTGAACCTAATACTTTTCCAGTTGGCCTTGACATCATAACCGAGCGGGGCAAACAGAATATGCGTGATATTTCTCAAGTCCAGTTACAGGTCCCGAAAACCGTCAGGCCGGAGTCGGGGATAGCCAAGCAGGTTGACGAGATGCGGGGCTTGAGGACCAAGGGCATTATCTTTAGGAACTGGAACCAGACCAATATTTTACTTGCCCGGGTAATGGTGGAGTTGATACGCAATACCGAGATATTCTCCGATGATGAGATAATGGCGATAATCGACGAGGAGGATTTGCTGGATGATAAGATTTTAGACCAGGCCAAGGGCATTATTATCAACCAGATACAGCAGCAGGGCGGGAGAATACCGCAACAGCCGCAGCCCCCGAACCCGATAAGGGTGCGTAATGCCTCCGTTGAAATGCAGGCACAAATGTTGGATTCTTTTCGGGAAGAAATGGAATTATTTCAACAGTTCGTAGAGCAGGTGGAGCAGACGGCCATACCGATAGCCAAGGACATCATATTAAAACTGCTCAGGAAGATGCAGCAGGGTCGATACGGTATCAAGGTCGATACCTCGCCGATGGCACCGACCGTAAGAATGATGAGAAGGATTGAGGCGCTCGAGCTTGACAAACAGTTAATCGAGGGCGGCAGGGCGGGCATATCCCGCAGGAAACTGATTGAGATTTCAGATGTTCCGGACAAGGAAGAGATAATCGCCGAGGAAGTACCGGTACAGGGGGCGGCATAATGAAAAAGAAAAACGTAAAAGTTGCATACCCTATTGGTCGTTGGCCAGCAGGGAAAATATCATCGTGTGTAATGACAAAAGACAAGAGATTGGTTATCAAACCAATTAAAAATAGGAATTAGGAAAAGAAATGAAAGAAAGCAGAATATTGATTTTTGGACTTATAGTTTTTGCCAGTATAACCTTTTGCGTTTTTGGGGCGAGATTGAGTTATATATTTTCCGAGTGCGAAGTATTACTTGCTGAGAACATAGAGCTAAACGAACCAACGTATTATCATCCCCTTGACCCACGTGCTTATACTTGCCCGAAATGTTATCCTGGAGCAAAAGGAGATTTATGTCCAGGGCATTGTGAGCCAAACGAACCAGAATGTATTGCTATTGAACATCCGATGTTATCAGAAGGTTATACATTCAATATTTGGGAACCAAACGAAACAAATGTAGTATCTTTAGACTTTATCCCCACTTGGCCGGACTACATAGAGTTGGAGAAAGACTTGGTAATTATTTGGCCCAAAGAGACAATAGCAGAGAACTTAGATTGGCATTATCAACCTAAAGTAACGATGGCCAAAGGCACAAAGATATATTTCAAAGAGGACTAAACATCAAATTGTAAGCGTAAATTAACGAGGACTAAAAATGGCTGAAGAAAACGAGAAAACAAAGGATAAAGAAAAAACAGAAGACGAAAAATTGTTAGCCGAAGCCAAGGAACTTGGCGTTACCAGGTCGAAAATATCAGTATCGCCTGGTTTCCGCACCAAAGACAGTACCCCGGAGAAATTAGCAAAAGAGGAGAATAAACAAAATAAGCTGGCGGACGAAAGATTAAAAGACCGGGTGGAACAAGCCAAGGTGAATGCCAAGATAAAACCCATAGACAAGAGAAAGAATTTATTGGTCAGCAGGTTCAAAGCCGTAAAGTCCCGTGCCCGACCCAATAATTATTCTGATGCGAACATCAAGGCGTGGCTCGAAGAGCTCAAGATGATTGACAATAATCCGAAGTCCTGGAACAAGGTCACGAAGAACGGCACAATACCTTTTATACCCGATAACCGGAGAAAGAAAACCGCCAAGGAAATGCTCGATAGTATGGACTTAGACTAATGAATGAGCAGGAACGCCGAGTACGATTAAATGAGATTGGCAAGGAGATAGCTTCCTTGTACCCGAAGTTAAACGGTTCCGTCACCTTTGATTATAGTCAGGGAATTTTGAAAGGACTTAGAGAGGACACTAAATGGCGTCCTGATAAAAAATAAACCATAGGGTTCGCCAAAACTAAATAATCGAGGTATTAGTACATAAACGACCCTCACAGATGGGATAACACCCGTTTGCGAGGGTTTTTTAATTAGGCTGTACGGCACAGCGGCAAGGCCGGACACCGATGGTCGTAAAGGTTCTAACCGACCCAGTTATCAGACTGAATCTGAGTTACCTTTGGTAGTTGTGGGTTACAACTGCCCCCTATTCCGGGGAATCGGAAGATACGGCTCTCTCAGCCGGTAAAAAGGAGATTGTTATGGATACTGAAAAATCTGAGATTGCTGCAATGCCGGAAGGCATGAGTAGCGAAGAGCTTGACGCATTGACTACAGGCGAAGAGGTTGAGAAACCTGAAGTCATTGCTCAAGAGGCTACTACAGAGGAAAAACCTTCTCTGGCTGAGGAGTCCGTAGAGAAAAAGGACGAAAAAGAAGTCGAAGAGGTTAAAGAAACTGTAGAGAAAAAAGCAGAAGAAGTAGAAGAGAAAGTTGACCCTAAAGATGCCGTGATAGGTGATTTTAGGCGCAGGAATCGAGACCTCGAACTTGAAAAGGCAAGATTAGAGGGCGAACTCGCAACTCGAAAGTCTCTGCAAGCGACTGACGAGAAGCCGAAATCACCACTCGAAATCGCCGAGGCTGATTATCTTGCGCAAAACGGTACTCTTGAGGGGTTCGCTATGAATGGCGAACTCTATCGTCAGCAAAGAAATTTCGATGACAAGCAGGCAGTGGAAAAGACGGCCAAAACGCAGGAAGAGCAGGCTATATTCACTATGAACAAGGAAGTGGATAGTTTGCAGTCAGGGGATTTATCACCTGCAAAAGTGGGCGATGGCCTTGATTTTAAGTCTGTAATTGCTTTAGGCAAAGGATATCTTGATAAAGCTGACATTATGAAAATCGAGATTACAAGCCACAGGGAAGGTATTCCTGCCAGTGTACGAAAGACTTATGAACTCTGCAAACAGGCCGTTCTTGCCGCTAACAACGAGGACACCAAACTTCTTCAAAACGCTATCAGTAAATCTCAGACTAAACCCAAAAAAGAAACAACAGACATCGACGCCCTCACTACTGAGGACGAAGATAAAATAAAGGGCGAAGCTGAGAACGATACTCCTAATCAGAGAATAATTAACTTTCTTTTTGGTTGAGTATCAACTGCTTGGTTTCGCCGGAAAGGTAAAAGATTATGGCGAGAACAAGTATACTTCATGCGCATGAGCTGACGCAGAAGGCATGGCCTCAAACAGTATTTAGAATAATGCTTGAGAATATGCAACTGTCGAGCTTAATGAGCGAAGGTAACGATATGCCTATCGTTATCGACAGGACATTACAGGGACGGCCTGGCGACCAGGTTATATTTGAGCTTGATATGCCGTTATCCAGCGCCGGTGGAACGGACGATAGCGACATCGAAGGCAACGAGGAGGCGATGAGCTTCTTTAACTTCCCCGTTACTATCCATGAGCGGAACCACGGGGTTCGTTCTGCAGGCAAGATGACGGACAAGCGTTCCGCAGTCAAGATACGGTCGAAGGCGGCCTATGCTATTGCCCGATGGACTGCTGAGCAGGTCGAAAATGATATGATTTGGGGTTTATCAGGTGTAGGCAATCAGAATACCTACCCTGGTGAACTCACTTCGGCAATTCTGACCGTCAATGAGAAGGCTCCGAGCTCCTCTCGTATTTTCTACGGTGGACAGAATGTAGCGGGCACGACTATCAAAGAGGAAACGACCGACCTTTTACTTGCTGATGGAACAACTTCCGATTGGGCGAATTATCTTTTAGGAACGAAGATAATTGACATTATCAAGATAAGGGCTCAATTAGCATCCCCGAAGTTCAAACCCATCTCTATCGCAGGTAAATTCTACTATGTCTTTTTAGGGCATCCCTTACAGTACAAGGCCCTGCGTGCAGAGACCGGGGCCGCTGGGTGGGCTCAGATTCAGGCAAACGCCAACATTCGCGGCTTGTCCAATCCCCTCTTTACCAGGGAGGGAACAGGGCCGGAACGGATGTTCAATGGTATTGTCGGGGTATGGAATGATGTTATCCTGCTCGAATCCGAGCGTATCGAGACTCGCGTGGGCGGGGAAACATTCGATAACGTCACCGCCATTGCCGCCAACGTAGTAAGTGGAACTTCGAGAATAGCCAGAGGATTGTTCCTTGGTGCCCAGGCCGGTCTGCTCGGCTGGGGTCAGCCCTGGAAGCGTCTTGAGAAGAATTTCGACTACAACCGCAAGCCTGGTACGGCAACTGACGGGATTTATGGCTTTTCAAAGGTACGTTTCCGTGACCCGGGCGCTTCCCAATCCACCAATACCGCCCAGCCTGATTTCGCAGTGTGGTGTGTGGATACCGCCGTTGGCGAGGCGTAAACAAACCGTAAATATTAACCCTTTTTAAGAAAGGTGAAAGAATTATGAGAAAGTTAATTTTTACTTTAATGATTATAGCGCTTCTGGCTTGCCCGGCAATGGCCCAACGCTATCGTCAAATGCAAATTGCTATAGTGGATGAGTTCGGACAGGCCGTGACCAATATCGACCAGATTGAGATATACGATGCCGGGACAGACACCGCATCTACTATTTATAGTACCAGGGCAGGGGTGAGCAGGACAAACCCGATGACTACTACTTCAGGGGGTTTCGACCAAAGTCTCGGCCTTGCATCTTGGTTTCAGTCCGCGCCGGATTTCAAGATAACTGTTGTAGAGAGCGGTGAATCCCAGTCTTTGACGGTTGATAATCTAACGAGTACGGATGTTCGTTTTGCCTGGTACGTAAATTACATCGGAGAAGCGGCCACTTTGCAGATAACGGATGATACTACCTTGGATTTCGGCACCAGCGACAACTTCTATTTTGACTGGGTTGCCGGTAGTACAAAGTTAATATTAGCACCCGCCGCCGATGACGCCAGGTGGGACATTGGAATAGCGGATTATGCCACCGATATTTACTGGATTACCGGGGCGTCTATTGCCACTGATTATGCCCTCTTCGACCAAGATGAAGCTGAGATTTATCTCTGCGATATTGATGTTATGTGGGACGATGAGGCCATTGCGATATTCGGCTCCGACGAGGACTTCAGTATTTATTCCAGCTCGGCAAATGTTTTGGTATTTGACCCCGGAACAACGGCGAATACTATCAACTTCGGTACAGCTAATACTGACGCTGTTGATATAAAGTGGTTTACCGATACCAGTGCCAACTTCGTTACCTTCAACGAAGGCGACGATGAGGTGTATTTTACTGATGTCGATATTCAAATGGATGACGATGCCGACATTATTTTCGGTACTCAAAACGACTTTGTTATCGAAAGTGATTCGACTGCGGTATTAGAAATTCTTGGTAGTGGTTCCAGTGAAGACCACGCCGTTAATCTCGGTCTTGCCTCATCGGGTGTTGACCTCAAGGCTTTCGGTACAGATGCCGGTGACTATTGGGAATGGGACTCCTCTGCTGATTTAGTAACGATAGTCGGCGATGCCGTTGCCTGGACTCTCACCGAGGCCGCTACTACTGCGGTAAATATCGACATTACCGGTACTGACGGCGGTTTTGACCTGGATACTACAGATGGTCCGATTGCTCTTACTACAGCCGGGGGAGTTCTTGGTGATATGACCCTGACTGTATCGGATGATTATGCGAATACTGTTTCTGGTCACTATGCCTTGGCCGTTACCGGTTCGGCTACTATCACCACTACCTCGGATACAGCAAGTGCAATTTACATTCGAGAGAACGCCGGAACATCCGGGACTATCAAGATACACGCCGACCAGGGCGAAGGAGACGAGTCTATTTATTTAGACTCGGATGCAGGCGGTATTACCATAAAGGCCGATGGCGGTTCGATTGATATTGAGCCGACCGGTGGTTCTGACGGCGACTTGGGAATAACGGTTGGGGATGATATGACCGTTATTGTCAGTGGCGATTACTCCTTGGCTGTTACCGGCACTACCACTCTGGATGAGATTCTTTTCAAATGCCACGTAGAGGTAGTCACCACCACAAGTACGACAGTTCATGCCGTAGATACCGGCACGGTCTTTGTCACTACATCGGGTACGGGCTCTCAGACGTTTTCGTTACCAACCGCAGCCGCCGGTCTGGTATTTACTTTCGTAGATATTAGTGCCACCGCAAACGATGACGTAAAGATTTTAGCATCTTCCGGTGATACTATCAACGGGGGCACGGCGAATAGATGGTACTGGAATACCGCCGATGCAATACCCGGAAGTGCGACTCTTATGGCTGTTGATACTGCTGCCTGGGTTGTTATAACAAGTATAGGAACTTGGGCAAATAACAATGACCCGTAAAGAGAACATTTCTTTTCCGGTTAAGGGACAACTTACGGCGACCCAGGCAATATGGGCCTGGGTCGCTTTAGGTCTTGTAATTCTGTTCTTCTGGTTCGCCGCTGCGGTGGGTTGCTGGACTATTTGGAGATGGTTTTAATGGGTTATTTAATTGCAACAATCAAGTCCTGGAATATACAAAGGGCAGAGAAATTAAGAAATATTCGACCAGAACTTTTTGAATTAAGAGGTCGCCAACAACCAGTTATTTATTATGAATTGATAACCGAAAAAGAAGACCTTAATCTTAATAGGCTGAAGGAAACTAATCCTCGGTACATATTTTTTCCTCATTGGTCGTGGATGATACCCAGGGAGATATACGAGAGATTTGAATGTATTGTTTTTCACGAAACGGACTTACCTTTTGGTCGGGGTGGCAGTCCGATACAGAACTTAATATCAATGGGCATAGAGGAGACCAGGATTTCCGCCTTGAGAGTAATCGGGGAGCTGGATGCCGGTCCTGTTTATCTCAAACGTGATTTGAAACTTAACGGTTCGGCCACCGAGATATTCAATCGTGCATCAGATATTATTTATGAAATGATACTGGAGATTATCAAAAACGAACCAACGCCCATTCCCCAGGAATCAGAATTTTAAGATGAAAATGAATATGGTCAATGGTATAGCCGGAATAGCGGTACTTACTTCAAAAGAGAGCTGGTATGTTCCCCGGGCGGAGATATTAGTATCGTATCTTTGCTCTCAGGGATATGACGGCAAATTATGTTTTGAGCCGGAAGATGTTGGTAATGTTGATGCTGTTTTCATATTGAGTTATTTTCATCTGGTCAGTAAAGAGTTCTTAAGCAAACATAAGCACAATCTTGTAATTCACTGTTCTGATTTGCCTCAAGGGAAAGGATGGTCGCCAATTACCTGGCAAATACTTGAAGGTAAAAGCAAAATTCCCATAGTCATTTTTGAAGTAGTTGAGGACATGGATGCCGGAGACGTATATTTCAAGGACTATGTTGAGTTTGAGGGTCACGAATTACTTGATGAAATCCGATTGAAACTTGCTCAAAAAATTATTGAATTGTGCATACAGTTTTTGAGGTCAATCCCTAAAGGTCACAAACAAACAGGAGACGAAACATATTACCGGCGAAGAAATCCCGCTGATAGTATGTTAGACCCCCAAAAAACCATAGCCGAGCAGTTTGAGCTTTTAAGAGTTGTCGATAATAAAAGGTATCCGGCTTTTTTTAATCATCGAGGTTACAAGTACGAATTATTTATCAGAAAGGTGTTGGAGCAATGAAGATTATTCTCTACATATTTAGAGTTATTCAATTTATATTCTATGAAGGAGATAAGAAATATAACGGGCATTGGGACGAAAATCATTGGTGGGACCATAATGAGTAAAATACTTCTCTATATTCTGATTTTAGGCATTGTCCTGTTTTTGGCTACGGTTCTTTTTACGGCGATACATTGGCTGGCAACACCCCTAAGAGTTGCCAGGCTGACTTTTTTTGAAAGATTGTTAAATAATTACTGGGGCTTTCTTGCTTATTGGCTTAAATAATGCGCGGTCTATTTTATAACAGATTAACAGCAAAGTTGGCTGTAGGAACAGTGCTGCGTGGCCATAGCCTATGTTATAAGTTGGCCGGGCGATTTGCTTCGGTCTTAAACGGAGGATTGCATCCTAAGCATAATATCTTGAAATACAAGGAGTGGTTCTTGGATAACATCGAATCGGGTTGGACTATTGTGGATTTAGGTTGTAACACTGGAATGCTGCCGTTTATGCTGGCAGAGAAAGCAGCTTCTGTTTATGGCATTGAAATAAATGAGGAGTATATCTCCATTGCCAGGACACGGTATGCCAGAGATAATATCGAATATATTTGTGCTGACGTTACGACATATAGCTATGCTTCATGTAAGCCTAATTGCGTAACGATGTCAAACGTACTGGAACATATTGATAACCGTGTTGACTTTTTGAAACGAATCATTCGCCAAATTAACTGGGCAAATGATAAAAAGCGACTCCTCTTCCGTGTCCCCCAAATTGACCGCGAATGGCTTGTTCTCTACAAAAAGAAGATGGGAGTTGAATATCGACTTGACCCGACCCATTATGTTGAATATACACTTGAAAGTTTTACTAAAGAAATGGATGAAGCAGGGATTAGAATAATCAATGCGGATATACGCTTTGGTGAAATTTATGCGGTTTGTGAAGCTAAATCTCCAAACGAAATTTGAAATGAAGAAACTTCTTTACATCCTGATATTAGGTATTGTCTTATGTACTTTTGCCTCCAGTGATAAAGTATTGGAGCAAGGTCTGTCCATACGCAATATAATCTGGGCTGTTCTGGCCCTGGTATTGTTCTATGTGATTTCCTCGTCAAAAACTGTTTTCATAAAGTCGCCGATTTTCCTGGTCTTTTTCGCATTTCTTTTAGTGACTGCGATTTCACTTTTCAAGGCCATCAATGTCACCGAAGGATACTTCGAGGTCGGAAGGGTCTTGGTGATGTTAGTCTTTCTCTACGGAATTTCAGTGATTCTATATGAGCAGGAGAACAAAGACAAATTGATAATAGCCTTGATAATACTTGCTCTATGTATAGGTATCTACGGGGTTTACGAATATTTCACAGTAACCTACAGTCGGCGATTGGGTTTTATGAGTAACCGTAACCTCTGGTCTGCGGCTCATCTTCTTCTTCTGCCTTTCTGTTTATATGGCTTGAAACGATGGAGATATTTATGTATCGTTGCCGGGACCCTGTTGTTATTCAATATTGTGACCCTAATGACCCGCTCAGTTTGGGCTTCTCTATTAGTATCTACTTTCGTAACTCTGTTGATATTTCGCAAGATTCCCAAAATAAGAGTAATCGTTTTGATTTTAGTGGTTGTGGGGTTATTTCTCTATTTTGGAAATTATAAAAGAAGAATAAGGGGAGTAATCGGTACGGACTCTCTTGCGTTGCGTTTTCAAACCTGGAAGCAAACTTTGCAAATGTCCCGTGACAATCTTCTCGGAGTAGGGGCGGGCAACTGGAAAATCAATGTTGCCAAGTATGGTAATGAATACCCCGGCGTGGCATCAGATGGTACTAAGGCGCAAGGTGAGCGTTTTTTCCTGCGTCCTCACAATGACGGCCTTTGGGTGTTGTCCGAGACGGGAGTAATCGGCTTTGGTCTTTACGCAACCATCTTTTTGATGTCACTTTACTATTCTTACAAGACCAAAAATATGGCAATGTTTTTCGGGATTATGTGCTACCTGGGATTCGCGTTCTTTTCGTTCCCCAAAGAGAGGGTATTCCCTTCGGTCATTTTATTAGTGATGATAGCAATAGTCATTCCGAAAGAGAAGTGGATTTGTCTCAGTCCCCAGTTAGTCCATTTCGCAAAGGTGCTGGTAACTGTATTACTGTTGATGACCATATCGCTTTATGCCGTCAAGTTCAAGACCGAGATAATGATTAGAAGGGTCATAGATAACAGGGGACGGAAGAACTGGCAGGAAGTCATAAATATAATTGATAACGAATACTCAAGACTATCGACTATCGACCCGATATTCGCTACGCCGATTATCTTCTATCGGGCGGAGGCCTATCTTTATCTCGGTAATTATAGGCAGGCTCTTGAGGATTTCAAGAGAGCCTACCGGCAGAATCCATTTCATATTTACGTTATATCGAATCTCGCAAGCTGCTATGCGATACAAGGATTCCCTAAAGAGGCCATAGAATATTACGAAGAAACCCTAAGAATATGTCCATCTTTTGTAGCGGCAAGAAATAATCTTAAAACATTAAAAGGAAGAAGTTGAATGTCGATAACGAAAGCGAACATCCTGACAGAAGTAAACGACAATCTTGAAACTGATTTGGATGATATTGACAAGTACATCCAGAAAGTTTTGGATGACTTGTCCGAGGAGGACTTACTGGTCGGTTCCGATGCTACCCAGGAACTCGAATCAGGGGATACCACGCTCGATGAACCTGATGGTTTTCGGGCTTTGATTAACATTGTCCTGACTATCACCTCAAGTTCTTCGGAGCAATTCCCGTTAGTCAAATTACCCGGCGGGCATAAGCAGTATCGGGAGTTGCGTCATAACGACGATTCGATAGGGATACCGAGATTTTTCAGTAATTTTAACGGCAAGTTTTATTTATGGCGTCCGGCCAATGCGGCCTTTACATCCCTTATAGAGTATTACAAAGACCACCCACAGGATGTCGATAATATCGAGTTCGGGGACAATTACAAGAATGTGATTTATGCTGGTTCTACCTTCTATACTGCTTTGAAATCAGGCAGGACAAGGATGATACAACTGTGGGGCACGGTCTATCAGGATGCCAAGCAGAAGCGAATTGACTCTATGGTCTATCAACCGAGATTTGTTAGGGGATAATGATGACGACTTTTTCACACACTTACGACGTCGATACTCCAGCAGGAAGTGATGACCCCGCCGAAGCTGACGACAGGATGCAGGAAATCAAGGCGGCGGTTCAGGAAAGAGAAAATGTTGACCATTATTGGCCTAAAACGGGCACAGAGGTTTCTCACGCCGACGTTGGCGAGCATAGAAAAGTAACCTTACGTACAGGTTCCGCTCCAACAAAAGCTGATGATAAGGGATTTGTGTATGCCAAAGATGTATCTGGTAAGGCGGAATTATTTTACCGAGACGAGGATGGGGACGAAATCCAAATAACGACCGGAGGTATATTAAACTCTCTTAATCTTACCGGTGCGCAAACGGCTGCCGGAGTTAAAACTTTCTCCTCAATACCCAAAATACCAACAACCGCTCCGACAGTAGATGCAGAAGTGGCGGGGAAAAAATATGTAAATGACCAAATAACGGCAAACCAAGACTCTACTTATAGTGGAGGAGAAAGTCATACTTTCAAAGGCGGTCTTATTTGGAAACAGGGTTCCACATCAGTCGGTGCTAACACTACTAAGGCAGTTACTTTTGGGACTGCATTTTCAACCGAATGTACCCGGGTCTTTGTTTCCTACGGAAGTCAGACGATTTGGCAGAGTGTTTGTAGTGTAACGACCAAAAGTAAAACAGGTTTTTCTGTTAGAAATAATAGTACCGGTACAAATACGGTATCTTGGTTTGCAATAGGATATTAGATGGCTGATTTTGCAATAATATCTCCGAAGCTCGGTGTATCCGAGGGTATGCCAACTATCCTTTTGTCAGAGGCTTTTATGGCAAAAGGTTCGGAGAATGTACACGAGCGCTATGGCCGTTATGACAAGTTGCTGGGCAGACTCCCTGACTTATACGACAGTGAGAATGTAAAGATAAAAGCTCCGACCGATGTTTACACAATATCGGCGATAGATAGCTCCAATAAGAAACTCACAGTGACCGGTGACGTTACTTCCGGCGAAACAGAATTGGCGGATGGCGCTACTATAAGAATCAACGGGGGAACCACGGCGGCCAACAATATCACTTTCACCGTCAATGGGACACCGACCTATTCATCTCCAAGCTCAACTGTTTACGTAGATGAGTCCATATCAGTCGCAGGTGCAACGCCCGGTAATTTGTTCGTCGGTGCTACCCCAGTTATAGAATATCACCGGCATATAAGACAGAGTACGGGGACGGAATATTTACTGTTAGGGACTAAATATCATATTTTACTTTGGCTTCAATCGAACAGGTCATTGACGGTCAAATGGACAACCCTTGTTCCGGCCAATGTCAAAAGATGGGAGATTAAAGACCACCTGAGAAATGTCGTTGCTACCAACAATTCTGACTTCGTGTTGTGGTGGAATGTCGATAGTAGCGCGGCGAATGCTTTTACGGCTCTCGATAATTCAAATGGCATAGATTACGAGGGTACATCCAACAGGTTGACGAAATGCAAGCATATAACCTCTTACGAGAGATACCTGATTTTGGGATATACTACGGAAGCGGGGACGACTTACCCCCAACGGGAAAGATGGGCTTCATTAGCCACTGGTGGCTCGACTATTGATTTCGACGAGAACGGGTCAGGCGATGCCGGTGCTAAAGAGTTTACTACAACCCCCGGATTCCTAATGGGGTTCGCAAGGCACGGGGACGATTTGGTAATAGCAAAAGAAGATAGTATGTATAGAAGCTGGCACGTTACGGCAGATACCGTGTTCGAGTGGGAAGAATATATACTCAAGGTAGGATGCCTATCGGCTGATTCATTGATAAACGACAAAGCGGGAAGATTATACTGGATAGCTTCCGACCTTACCATCCGCGAGATAATGACACCCCGTTCCATAAGTACGGCGGTGGACATAACGGTAAAGGGTTTGAATACCGCAAAGGCTGAATTTATACAGGCAACTTACATTGACGAATACGAGGAGATATGGTGGTCGTTACCGAGCAGTGATAGCGATACCAACGATACGATAGTTGCGTTCCATCCCAACAGCGGTAGAAGTTATATCTATAAGATTCCAGTAAGGGCTTTCGGTGATTTCACGCAGCAGGAGGCGTTTACTTACGATACCCTGCCTTATGATACTTATGCAGACTGGGGTGCGGCCTGGTTAATATACGACACCCAGAGGAACGTAGTGGGATTTCCGCTGGATTTGGCCTCGGACTATCTGGGAAATACCTTTGACCTGCACCGGGCTAATAATGACGATGGCAGCGACTTTACGGCCATACTGATTATATCCACGACATTGACGGTTCCGAAATCACTTAACCTTTTCAAGAGGGTGAACAACGGTGCTGACCTTATATTTAACAGAAAGTCATCGGGCGAGGCAATACTTTATACCAAAAGGGACACCGAGAGGGGCTGGCAGTTATTGGGTACGGTCTCTTTTATTGATACCGACTTACCGGAGATGGTAATTGTTCACGTGCCGTTTGATAAGCGGGCAAAGTCTTTCGAGTTCAAGTTAGAATCATCTGACAGCATGGAGTTTCTGGGAATGATATTTAGAGAATATGTGTTTGACGATTACAGATGAGAGCTAAAAAAATATTAGGACTGCCGTTACCGGAAGAGCTTACATCGAATAAGCTCGAAGATATAAAGGAGTATTTGACTAAATTTTACAATGCTCTTGATACGGGATACAGACTTTTATATCAGGACACGGCGGAGATACAAGTTGACTCCGATGGCTGGATATATTTCGGCAATAAAGACACGAATGGGAGCTGGCGGATCGGACGCTCCGGCAACGATTGGAATATGGAAAGAAGGGAATCAGATTCGTGGGTAGCAAAGGGAGCGGCAACGGAATGAGAAGATTCATTGTAATATTTCTGATAATAGCAGTTATTTTAATATCGGTGGTATATGCCGGTCTTGACGCAAAGGACGGTAAGGTAATCAATGTCGCCACGCCCACAGAGGGAACTGATGCGGCCAATAAGGATTACGTTGATGCCCATATAGTTGCTACCAGCACACCTGCCAGCACTTCCGGTACGGGGACGGTCGGGTCGATAGTGTGGGACAACGAATATGTCTATGTATGTATAGCTACCGATAGTTGGTTGAGGATGGAGTTAAACGCCTGGGGCGATAAATTGTTACTTGAAACTGGCGATGTGATATTGAATGAATCCGGAGGCAAATCAATATTGGAGTAAAAATGAAAAAGCTAACGTACATAATTTTATTACTGTTCGCATCGACACTATATGCCGCTGATACGAAACTGTCGGCACTAAGCGAACTAACCACCGTTGCGGACGCCGACCTCATTTATATCGTAGATGTGACTGGTACTACATCATTGAAGATAACCGTCCTCAATCTTTTCGATACCATAGATACCTTTGCTGAACTAAATACTATCGTGGCCGACAAGACGCTTGCTAATTTGAATGATGCGATGACGTGGGTTGCTCTTGGCACATTTAATTTAGGTATAACTATAACCACGGGCGACCCTTTTACTTTAGGTGCAGTCCGATGGGATGATGGTTCTGACCAAATTGACGGTGAACAGATTGCGAATGATACCATTGATGATGATTCGATAGACTTTGTCGATGTTACCGGGGCAGATTTAACGCTTACCGATGCTGGGGCGATAACTTCGACAGGAACGATAACCGCCACCGTGGGATTCGATATTGTCGGAGCCGCTGATATTGATTACGGCTCTGCGGACGTTACCGACCATACTTTTATTACCGATGGTACAGGAACGGCAGAGGTTGTCTTGCCGACTGGTTCTATTGACGGGACGGAAATATTAGATGATACGGTAGATTCCGCCGATTATGCCGCCGATTCAATAGATAACGAGCATATCAACTGGTCAGACATTGATAATCTCGGTGATGAGGGAACAATTACTGTCGCCGATACGACTGATACAACTTCTTACGTAGCTTTATGGGAGAGTGCCACAGGAGATTTGGCCGCCAAATCCGATGGTGGACTTCTCTATGATGCAGGGACGGCAACTTTGGCAGTAGGAGGCTCCTTAACTGTATCCGGTTCTGTTACTGTTTCGTATATTTTAGAAGCGGCGACTCTGACCGAGGGCGGCAATGCTGTCTATAGTTCTGGCGAAACGCCCAGTGGTGAATTAGGCGGTACATACGCTAATATTACGATAGATGATGGTGTGGCCGTCTCAAGTTGGAATTTAACTACACCCACATTTACAACCACTGCTTTACTTGTAGGAATACTCCAAGATAACGATGATATGGTTTTTGAATGCGATGCAGATTCGGACGGCTCGAACAAATACAGCTTTACCGATGGGGCGGCGACAGAGATAGCCGCACTTACCGAGGCGGGGGCATTGCAGCTTGATAGCAATTTGACTATCGGAGCAAATGCTGATGTTGACTATACCTTAACATTTGACGGCGATACTTCCGATGGCGTACTGAATTATGACGAGGACAATGCTGAGTTTGAATTTGACCAAAATGTAGTTATAACCGGTAGTCTTACTGTTACTGGCTCGGTGACTGTTTCAGATATTTTAGAAGCGGCAACTCTGACTGAAGGTGGCAATGCAGTATGGAACGCATCTGAAACAGACATACTTGATTCAGGGCATTACATAGCCGATTCTATCGACAACGAGCATATCAACTGGGCTGACATTGACAATCTCGGAAATGAAGGGGCTGTGACTTTAGCAGCTACGGTAACTGTCTCAGATGATGAGAGCACCGATGACGACCAAGAGATAGTCTTTACTACAGACAACGCCACCTTGGAGTCAGACGGGGACTTTCACTACAGCCCGGATACGGGTACGGTAACGGCCACTGAGTTTGTCGGCGGTGGAGCGGGATTAACGGGTACTCTTACCGCTTACGATGATATAGCAGACCCGGATGCTTCGGGTTCGATAAGTTTTGATGATGGAGAGACGGCGACTTATACGGGAACTAATGATGGGGCTATATCATTCTTCACTATCCAGAACTCCGATGCAGACCACACCGGGGGGAATCTATATCTTCTTGACCTCGATTATAGTGCCGACGATGGCGATGCCGATGCGGACTTTATCAAGTTTCAAGACAGTGGCGGTGTAGTGATGACAATACAGCAGGGCGGGGAGATTGCGACGGACGGTGGTATTACGGCTGGAGGAACAGTAGAAGGAGCAACGATAACCGAAGGGGGGCAGGCGGTTTGGAACGCCACTGAGACAGACATTCTTGATTCAGGACACTACATTGCAGGCTCGATAGATTATGAACATTTAGCTGATGATGTTATATCAGGAGCGGCGGCGGTAGGAACTTTTGAATCGGGTGATACTTTTTTAGTCTTAGAAGCGGGTGTAGGATTAAGGGAGGTTGATTATGACGATTTGCCTGGCGCCGCCGGAGTTACCGCTTGGGATGATATTGGAGACCCAGATGCCGCAGCGACTATTGACTTCGTAACTTATACCCAAACCATTGATATAGGAAAATCCGATAGTGGGGGCGGTGATGGTTTGATTCTTGATGTTACAGGATTGGGTGCAGGTCCAGATGATGTTACCGCCTTATTGATTACAACTGTTGCTAATGATGATACTGATTATATTCCTATGGAAGTTTATGATGATTCGGGTGGTAGTCCTGATTTACTTTTCGAGATAAGTTCAACTGGTAGAGTTTATGCGAAAGGAGGAGTATATTTAAGTGGTGGAGCATTATTAGATAGCCCTATACCTAACTTTACAGTTACAAGTGCAAGTGATGTGTTTACATTAGGTTTCGGTGGTACTGATATTGATATATTATGGTCTGACGGCGTATTGAACCTTCGTAATCAAGAAGATGGTGTTGATGCTATCGTAGAGATTGAGGGTAAGGACGCCAATGAAAAAGGTATCTTGCGGGTTCTTTCGGATGGTGACGACAAGAACATCGAACTATACCACGATGATACCGATGGTCACATCTTAACAAGTTCGGGTGATTTGCATATCGAACCCGATAATAAACTTACTGTAATTACAGGTTCTTTAACCGTTACCGGCTCTGTTACTGTTTCCTATATTCTTGAAGCTGCCACATTAACCGAAGGCGGAGTGGCGGTTATAAATGCAACAGAAGGTGGGGCTTGGACAGGCACACACGACTTGACTGGAGCAACTGTAAGTATGCCCAAGCGGACATCGAATGACGAAAGATTTTTTTCTTTCAATGTTTGGAACCCAAACGCCGTTTACGATACGGATACTCAAATTTGTTTCGAGCCTAACCTTCCGGCAGCAATAACAATTACCGAAGTGACGGTCACGCTTGATGCCGACCCGACAACCGAGCTTGACTGGGACTTGAAATGGGCTGATGCGTTTATAGGGTTGGGTAATGCGGCTCTGATTGTAGCGATTGATACGACCAGTGGCACTACTGATGTCGATTCTGGTTTTGATGATGCTACGGTTGCGGCGGGAAAATGCCTTTATATAGAAATGGCAGCCGACCCCGACAGTAACATCAAACAAGCAATTGTAAAAATAAGATACGATTTCGATTAAGGATACGAGATATGATTGACTATTCTTCTAAGGACATTTTGTATTCCGCCCAAGCCAGTTCGAAGGCAATTTCCTCGACTGTCATATCTGTCGGGTTGTTGCTCTTTATGAATAGAGCCAAGACTTTCCATCTGTCTCGATTATCTACCGGCTTTGGTTTGACAACTATCCTTTTATCCTCGCACCAAGAGCATCCCGACAAAAACAAGATGATTAAGATTGTTATGAGTATTTTCTTCATTTGGTCAATTATAACATTTATTGGTAACTTTGTCAACTAAAATCTAAGGAGCAAATTATGAACAGAAGATTTGTAGGCAAGATAATGCAATGGTCATTGATTTCTCTGACTATTGTTATCTTGGCAATAGTATGTATCTACCCGGCACACAGGGCGCAGGCTGTCCTTACAATGACGACATCTTTCGATACGATTGATGCCTGGCAAGCTCTTGGAGCTGCTACATTGGCTGTAGGTAATTCTGAAGATGTGTCGGATTACTCAGTGATACTTTATATCGAAACCGCCTATTCCGGCTCCGCCGCCCAAGCGGGATGTGATGTGATAGTAGAAATATCCTATGCAACTGGCGACGATTGGATACAACTTCATACATTCAAAGGCAAGGCTGTTACGCCTGGACTGAATGATTTAGATGAGGGCGGCGGCACTTCTGCCGGTGATACGACCATAACGACCACAAGTGGAGCAACCCAGGATTTTGATGTCGTGGGACAAAGATGGTTCATCTTGGACGGGACTGTAGGTGAGAGCGAAATAGTCAGGACTAAGAGTTGGGATACCCAAACCGCCACGTTGGTTCAGGACGCAAAATATGCCCATTCGGACGCAGAGGTTATTAGTGATGCAGTTGACCAATGGGCTATCAAGTTACCACTTGGCGCAACCTTTGTTCACGTTCTTATAAACAATAGTGACGCTGATGCTACTATGCACTGGCGTTCATTCGTATCCAAGGTTTCGGCACTATGAGAAAATTATTCATAATATCTCTGATTCTCTTATTGGCGACTTCGGTATTTGCTCAATGGCCTTATGACAATAAACCGATGCTGGGTCGTCAAATCAACTGGGTACATCCTCTATCTAAAGGTCTTGTCGGTCTCTGGCTATTCAATGAAGGCTCAGGCGGTCAAGCCTCTGATTTGAGCGGGAATGGGAATATAGGGATATTTGTTAATAGTCCAATTTGGGGGATTGGTAAATATGGTCAATTAGTTAATTTTGTTTCCACATCTTCTCAAGTAATATCAGTATCAAATGCCCCTGTTACCGCCGTTCCTATGACATTGATTTCCTGGGTAAAAACAGGGGCAGCCTGGAAGTACATATACGGAGTATCTGTTTGCAATAGTGGTTCTGAATTTAATAGGCATGCTGTAAGTTGTAGGGCCAACGTATCTTTCTCTTATAACTTCGGGGACACTGGCGTTAGTGGTGGTTCTGTTGTGGCAGATACCCATTATATGATAGCTGGGGTATCCTATGCCATCGATGACCATCATCTTTACGTGGATGGAATAGAAATTGCATCTTCATCATTGTCCAGTATCGCAACTGGTTTAGACAGGATTGGCATTGGTGCCTTATATGATTCAACACCGTCATACAGCGATGGTGGTGTTGAAATGGCAATGATTTACAACCGTGCCCTATCTGCTTCTGAGGTCGCCTTACTCTACCGAGAGATGTTTTGTATGTTCGAGGAGGATAATATTGCATTGATGGCGGTAGAGGCTCCGGCGGTCGGCGGACAAGTCATAATAATACAAACGATGATTCCAGTTTTTCTTATTTTCACTTTGGTCTGTTTCGTAAAAAGGAGAAAGCAATGTTAGGTTCAGGTGCAACTGCCCAAATACTCGGTGCCGTAGCTGATGAGCCAATGATTAAGGCACAAAAATCACCGCCTTTGAAAGCGATGATAGACAAGATGCTTGAGTTTGAATCGGTGCTCGGAAGTATGCCGGGGGCAAAATTCGACGATGATGCCTGTCCTCTCAAGCACACTTTCACTGATGGTCTTTATATCCGTGAAATGAGAGCACCCAAGGGAATGTTGAATGTCAGTAAGTTACATAAGACAACTCATCCTTATTTTATTTTGAAGGGCGAATTTTCCGTACTGACAGAAAACGGAATGAAAAGAATCAAAGCTCCATATACGGGTATTACCAAGGCGGGAACAAAACGAATCGTTTATTTTCACGAAGATACTACCTGGATAACCGTTCACCCAAACCCCAATAACGAAACTGATTTGGAGAAAATAGAGGATGAACTGATAGCAAAAAATTATGAAGAATTACCTGAAAATATAAGGGAGAATATATGTCTTTTGTAGCAGCAGCGTTAATAGGTGGCGGAGCGATGGTCGGCTCTACCTTATTGAGCAAAGGCGGCGGCGGTGATGTCGGATTTAAGCAAGTGCCGGAAACAAAAGAAGCCACGGCAGCGAGGAAGAAGCTAATGGAAATGGCTACCGGTCCGCTTCCAGAGATACCACGGCGGGGGGTAGCTCCCCTGCCGGGCATGACGGAAGAGAGACAGCTTGCCCGAACAACGGCCAAGGAACTTGTCCAGCCACAGGACATTTTCAGCTTGCCGGAAGTACAGGGAATCATACAGGAAGCTAATGTAACCGGCAACTTACTGGCAAACCGGTTGGCCAGGGCGTTGCAGGCATCTGGCAATATAACAACAACGACAGGTCGTGATGTATTGGGCAGGGCGGTAACGGAAGTTCAAAAGAGCCTTGCTGCGTCCTTGGCACCGTTTGCGATGGAAGAAAGGGGACGCAGGACAAGTATGATACCTATGCTCGAATCACTCGGCTTGACGGAAGAAATGATGGGCAGAGGTGTTACGCAGGCCCAGCTCGATGCCTTGTTTGAACAGCAGGCAACCGAGGCACAATTACCGATGACTTTCCAAGCACCGTTATTGCAGTCAATTATTGGCTCGCAACCTCCGGTTCAACCGATAATTCAGGGCCAGCAGCCGAGCGCAATCAGCCAATATGCACCGTTAATCGGGCCGATGTTAAGTGCAGCTATGACTGGCGGTGGGCAGACTACTGGAGTGAATATGCCTGCTGATGTGAGAAGATTACTCTATCAATAAGGAAAACAAATGAGACAAGTAATGTCACCAATAGACCTTAGGAGCCAGGCGGAAAGACAAGGCATAACCAGGACTCAGCAAACGGCACAGGCCATAGCGAGTCTCCTACAACTTGCCGGGGCGACGGAACAGAAGCGGCGTGAACGTCAAACCCTCGATAGGATTACCAGGGCTATTGCGGGGGGTGCGACTACGATAGAAGCTATCTCTGCCGTTGCAAGGCAGGAACCTGAGTTCGGCACAGGTATTTCCGGGGCGTTGCAGAAATTTGGCGGTATGTTCCAGCCTTCCCCGGGCGCGATGGGGCAAAGTATCCAGCAGGCTATAATAGGACAGAGAATAAAGCAAGAATTGACGCGACCAGAACCCTTTACGCTTACTCCCGGTGGTATGAGATTTACGGGTGCTGGCGAACCTATAGCGGGATTGCCGCCAGAACCAATGATTCCGACACAAAAAGCTGCACAAGCCAAATTGGATGCTTATAATAAAGCAAAAGCCATATCACCATTACAACGAAACAAACACCAACAGGCAGTAGTGGAAAAATATGAACTTGGTCAGGCATTAGTTCAAATAAATTTAGGTAAGGCATCGCCGACCGAAAGAAAAGAAATTGCAGAAACGAGAGCAAGCGTAGATGCATTAAATAATATTAAAGAATTATATGATGATGCAAAGACGCGGACAGGGCCGGTTGTGGGGAGATTAGACCCGATATTAGGAGTGTTTGGATGGACAACGCAGGAACAGGAAGATTTTATGGCAGCGACTTCAGCATTCAGGAATCGGATAATCAAAGAAATTACCGGCGCTCAGATGTCGGAAGTTGAAGCCAAACGTATCCTGAAACAAGTTCCCCAAGAAACTGACCCGCCCGCAAGATGGGAGGCCAAGTGGAGACAAAGCAAAAAGAACTTGGAATTTCTGCAAAAGCGCAGATTGGAGATATTGCAACAATCAGGATTACAAGTACCGAGTGGACAGACGATTGATATAAGAAATATGTCAGACGAAGAACTAAGAAAAATAGTCGGGGAGCAATAATGCCTATAACCCCAGAACAAGCCAAAGCTGAATTGAGAAGGCGTCAGGCTGCCACAGAACTGCAAAGACGGGCTAATTTGCCACAAGGGGCGATAAAATCGACTGTGGACGATGCTGTGGGTCTTATTGGGCAAGATAGACCCCCTGAACAACAAAAAAGAATAGAACAGTTAATTGACCAACTTGGTGGAAGGATGCCTGGATTAGACCCTATACCGGTAGCGGGTTTTCCAGGCCCGGAAGAAGAGCAGAGAAGACGAGCTTATCAAGAATTGACACAAATGGGTTTTTCCCCTGAACAAATAAGATTATCCTCACAAACCCAAAAAATCCTGGGCGGCGCACGTATAGGTAGAACTGTTGGTGGTATAGGTGGCGCTATTGCCGCAACAGCGGTGGCTGGCAGATTTATACCCGGCCCTATTGATGATGCTGCGATATTGGCCGCTCTTATAGCTACCGGGGGTGCGGGATTGGGCGGGGTAACTGGCGAGGCTATTCAAACAGGAATAGAAGAAAAACGAATGATAGGTAAGAGGGAAGCATTAAAGGCATTTGCGATAGAGGCAGGGACAGAATTAGGAGGAAGAGCAGTTGTTGGTGGTGGCAAATTACTTTTTTCGCCCTTTATTAAAAAGATAATACCAGAGGCAGCAACATTGGTTGATGATTTTGCGAAGGTAGGAGGGCAGTTTTCACCAACTGAATTAGATAAAAGATTCTCATTGCGAATAGCCGAAGCATTTAGCAGAGGAGGTTTTGGGGCCAAAGAAATATTTCAGGAGTTTGAAGAAAAACAAGGTAGGGCAGTTTTGGCTTATGCAGATAGTATTATAGATGCCATTGGCGAAGGTGTTGCCCGGCAGACTCCAGAACAAATAGGAGAAATATTTGCAAGAGGAATAACCCGGCCAAATGGCAGAATATTCAATATATTGGATGATTTATTTGAACCTCTATACAAACAACTCGATGACTTGACCAAATCATCTATAATCAAACAGACAGCAAAGATAAGTGTGCCATCTACAATTTTAGACGAGACCGGCAAACCGTTTGAAAAGATGGTTACAAAAATTATCGGTGAACGAATTCAAGGTACTGGTGTTAGTACAAATTCTCTCAAAGCATTTAGAAAACAACTTATAGCTCAAAATCAGAGATTAGTTGATATTGCCAAACGAACCGGTAAAGAGTTGCCTCTTATTAGTCCGGCGGGAAAACAAATATTAAGCGATGTAGATAATCTTCCCAAAGTTGTAGGTCATTCTGATTACAGAGCGTTTAGAACAAAAGTATTAAAAGAAACTCGCAAATTAAACAGGGATGTAGATATTTCAGAATCAATGGTTAAGAAAATATCAACTATAACCAGGAATGAATTACTTGACTCTAAAAGTGTTGCAGGTGCATCACCGAAGGCAAAAATATTGCACGCTAATATAAGCAGATTATATGCAACGGCACAAGAGGGGCTTGAAACGACATTCTCCGAAAAACTTGCCAAAAGACTTCTTCAAAATCCATCGAGGATAATAAAAGAAGTATTTCCTGCTAATAATCCGAAATCAATCAGGCTTTTAAGGCAGTCTCTTGTCGAGCCTATAAGTGGCAAGCCCAGCAGAGAAGGGAAAATGTTATGGAATCAATTAAGACAACAATGGCTTGCTGACGCTGTAAACGAGGCAACAAAAGAAGGTGTTGCAAAACCTAAGATATTTAATAGTCAACTCAGAAAATTGGGTAAAGGTTTTCAGGAAATGTTCCCGGAAAAAGAGATAGCAAATAACGTAAAGAAGATACAAACAATATTTGAAAGGGCTGGCAAAGCTCCGCCTACGGGGGCATCCCTATTTTCCCGTGGAGCGCAAGTCTATGGCGTAACCAAAATGTACCAGGGTAGCAAGGAGGGCGATTTTGTCGGTTTTACTATCGGAGCAACTATGGCTTTGGGGCCACTGGCTTTTGCAAAATTAGCGACACATCCTCAAGGTGTTAAATTTTTGACATTGGGTTTCGAGATGAAACCAGGAGCATCTGGGCTTGTCCCCAATGTTGTCAGGATAATAAGATTGCTTAGAAATATAAATAAAAAGGAAGATAAACAGCGAGTAGCTATATTAAAGCAAAAACAATTAAAAAGATGGATAAAAGGTGCCCCAGCTCGTAGAGAGGCCCGAAAATTTGCTGGGGGTTTTTAGGAGTTAATATCGTAAAAATTCTTCCAGAATTTGGCGTCTTCTTTTTGTTGCTTATTGTTTACTTTTTGTTGTTTTTTGATATTAAAACAAAAAACGATAAACCAACACAATAAAATGATACCAAAAATTGAATCGAATCCACCAAGAGAGGATATATAGAGTAAAGGCAAAATGATGCAAATTATAATGAATAGAAAAGCCATAACTAAATACTACCAAATTTATAACAAAAAGTCAAGAGAAAAATAGAAAAAGAAGGAATAATATGGAAAACGAAGTATGCAAACATCATAGTGGATTGGTTCAGAAGATTGAAGATGTGAGAGATGATACTGGCAAGCAATGGGATGAGATAAACAAGATAAAAAACAGACCCCCGGTATGGTGTACGGTCGTAATTGCAATATTAAGTGCTTCACTGGGTTCAGTATTGACGTATGCCGCACTTGCGGTCAGGATAGCAACGGCAGCACAGGCGGCTCATTAAAAGGAATAAAAATGGAAGGACAAAAACCCAAAATTGAAGGCTGGCGAAAAATAGGAATTGGAGTAACTGCGATAACGGCATTGTCTATCAAGGGTTCGGTAGATTTCAAGATAGCGGTTATCATTGGAATAATTGCCATCATTGGCATTATCGTACAAGGCGTACTGGACTATGAGAAGAAAAAAATACCTAAGAATGGTTGAGGAGCGCGACAGTGTTCAAGGGGCTATGAAGAAGGCTTTTGCGGAAAATAATATGGCCGAATATCATCGTTTGAACGGCCATTTAATATGGTTAGAAGAAAAAATCAGAAAGGGCAAAAAATGAAAAATGTAATGTTGGCAGTAGTGTTGGTATTGGTGCTGTGTTTGACAGGTTGCACAGCCGGTTGGGCATTTGGGGATAGCGATGCGCTTGGCGCTCGGGTTGGTATTGAAGTAATCGACCCTAACGTCGAGGTTGGAGTATCGGCTATGTGGTTGCCTGACATTGAAAAACCGGTGGCATACGGACTTTATGCGGTCTATCACGGGCCGGAAGTTTTTGAAGTCCCAAATCCTTTTACTTTCTTCTCGGAAAGAATTTCAGGACATCCGTATGGCGGCGGCAAGTTTGACGTGGATGAGAGATTCGAGGAAAGTATGTTATCGCCGATAGTAGGGTTTATATTTGCTGGCGATGACGAATCAGGAATTTCTGCATTTATCGAATATCAGCCCGAATCTTTCGACCGGACACAAATAGGTGAAAGCAAACTGATGATGGGAGCAAGATACAAGTTTTGAGGGTTTTTCATCACCCTCGAAGGAGTTTGGTTTTTTGCTTGACTAAGCTCCTTTTTTATGTTATAATAGAGATATGATTGAAAAAAGATGTACTCAATGTGGCCAAACTAAACCCTTGAGAGCTTTCAATATTGATAGAAATTGCAAGGTAGGGATTCGTGCACAATGCCAAGTATGTCAATATTCCATTCAAAGCAAACGGTACTATCGAGAGAAATTCAAACCTCAAGCCAAAGAAAAAGCAAGACAAGCATATAAAAACGGTCTTATACAAAAACCATTATTTTGCGAAAAATGTCACGAGAAAAAACCGCTTGATAAACATCATCCAGATTATAACAAACCATTAGAAGTGATGTGGTTATGTAGGAGTTGTCATAAAGTAGCATCATAAATCTTGCCTCATAACCCCCTACATTACAAGCACTTAATAAAAACAGCAAGATAATGACAAAATTGGTTCTTGACTTTCTAAAGTTTTTATGGTAAAATACCGATAGTAATGGATTGATAAAAGAATATAGGAGTAATGCAATGCCGATGACAATCAAGACTCCAAACCTTCAAACGAATCCCATAAAAAATGGCGACGGGGAGTTCCTGCTTGCTCTCATCGGCATTGCTAC